TATATTAATAGATTAAAATCATTAACGACTACACGTGTTGGATTACAACAAAAAAAAATAAACATTGATATACCAGATTTAAATAAATTTATTCATAAAGCATATATTAATATAGCAAGAAAAGTATATGTTAATATTTATTTATTTGAAAAAGATATTAAACCATTACAAATACAAAAAAATAACAGAGAATTAGAAGTGTTAATAAAAGAATGTATTTTGAATACAATTAGAGAGAGCATTCCTATTGAACAAATATTGCGAATGTATTTAGATGAAACACAAGAAACAGATGTTGTTATTGAAGAAAAGAAGGAAATTGTTCCTGATAAAGAAGCAATTGAAAAAAATAAGAAGGAAAAAGAGAAAAAAGAGTTAGAAAAGATTAAGCGCGAAACACAAGAAACTTTGAAAAAAGAGAGTAAAGCCAACTTGACTAAATCTATTATTAACGCAAATAAAGATTTAAATAGCGAAAATAGCGAAATTAGCGAAAATAGTGTGCTTAGTTCATCAACTTCATTAAGTAATAGCAAAACAAAATTAACAAGTAATACAACTAATTTAGAAGCAAAAGAAGACTCCGATAATGAAAGTCTAGCTAACTCTGACAATCAGTCAGTTATTAGTTCTGATTATGAGTCAGAAACAGAGTCAAATTCTAACTATATATTAAAAATAGACACTTTAAAAGATGATAAAATAGCTAGCGAATTAAATATTCAATCTCTCGACGATCCTAATAAGGTAGATTTAGATATATTAGAGTTAAAATCTAATATAAGTGAAGAAGATGATTTAGCTTTAGAAATTCAAGAATTAAAATAATTTAATAAACTATTAACTATAAACTATAAACTATTAACTATTAAAATTCGTTATATTATTAAAATTCATTTAGTATATTATAATAAATGAATTTTATTATACCTTCCTTGGTTGCCAGTATATTTTATATGATTTATAAAATAATAGATTTGAAATATATATCAAAAGAAGAGCTATTATTGAAAAATGTTGTTAAAGATGGATTAGTAGTATTTTTATGTGCGATTGCTTCATCTATTACTTTAGAACAATTAAATAATTATAATCTATTAGATGAGCCGAAAAATGTGTTAAGTGCCTTTACAAATGCTCCCGATTTTTAGATTTATATTATTTAGGTTAATATTATTTAGGTTTATAAATATGGAATATATTCCATAGTAGCATTATCATATAATGTTACTCTAAATAAGTCAGAATATCCTTCTACATAAACAGTATCACCATTATATACGCTATCACAACCTGTTTCAGAAGTACAACTTTTATTTTTAAAACTAATAGGAAGTTTTATCATATTATTTTTATCATTCATAGTATAATAATTCCATTTATCTCTATTTACTATTAGTGGACGCCCCATTAATGGTAATATTGTATCATCTCTATTTATACGTGTTAAAATTCCTAGCTGTCTATAATTAGAATTAACAGATTGTGTAGGTATATTTATTGGTATATTTACATTAGAACAACTCTTATTATACACTCTCTCATCTCTTAATGGAGCATCATAAGGATTTAGCAATACATCGTTTGTTATTTTACATGAGTTAGTCATTAATGGATAAACCGACATAGTATGTTGTGCTGTATTGTTTGTATTGTTTGTATTGTTAATATTAAATTTAAAATAAGAAAAATATACAAAATATAATAGTGCTACTAATGCTATAAAAAATAGCAATGTAGAATTTGTAATATATAATCCTTGTTTTCGCCTATATGCCATACTATTTATATATATATAGATAAATATATAGATAAATTAATGAATTAATTTAGTTGAAAGTTAAATGACATGTCATCTATTATCTTCAAGTTGCAACAGGCATAGGTGGTAAAGCTTTTAGAGCTATCGCTTCGTTAGAACAATTTGGTAAATGTGCTAATATATAATCATATGCGAGATCAGGAATCGGTTCAGTAACTGCTTCTGCATTAGCCCTTTCTCTACGTGCTCTAGACTCTGCTGACTCTTGTATTCTAGCTCCTAATTCACCATATTCATTTTCCTCGTCATCAATATAACCTTGATAATTATTCCAAGCTCCTCTTTGTCCTTGTCTTTGTCTTCGTCTTTGTCTTTGGCGTCGTTGACTATATGCTATTCTGTTTTGTTGTCTATAGTTTTGCACACTTCCTGATACGTGATTTTCAATAATTGAACTATTTTTAATGTACTTATCAATAGTTAATAATTGAAAAACGCCAATTGTGATAAATAATATAATATAGCTAAAAAGGTTAAAAAAACTATATAATAAAAATAAATAAACAAAATAAAATAGTATTAAGTTATAATTTTTATCAAGTAAATAATTATATAAAGCATAATAGTTATAACAAACCAGTAATAAAAAACCTAAAAAATAATAGTTAGTACTTTTTATTTTGTTATTAAACTTATCAGTTAGCTTATTACTGATTTTAGGTAGTTGCCTTAGCATATATAATATTAGTGTATATAATATTATAGACACTAATAATATTATATATACTAATATTATAGACACTATTATTATAAATAGTATAGTATATAATTAGCGTGTCTTTAAATGGTTTTTATATATTCTATTCCGCGTCAACTTCGCGCTTATTAAACATATTTGTTAGCTTACTTAAATCAAGTCCTCCAAGGGCATTCATTGCTTCATTTAGAGCGGGGGTCATAGATTTTAATTGCTTAATTAGGTCATTTTGTTGTCTAATTAAATCTCTTGTATCACTTGACATTGCTTGAATATTTTTTGAACCCATCACTTTTTCTAAATTATCGTATGCTTGTTCTACTTCTGTTGCTTTACCTAATTGTTTTGTCATTTGTTCTTTGTTTGGTATATTATATAGTCCAGGAGTTAGTGGAATTTGATTTTGATAATTTTGTGTTGTTGTTGTTCCTGATTGTGAAGATAGTCCTGCTAATGCGCTTGATAGAACAGATTGCTGTGATGCCAAGCCAGACACTGTTGTTGTGTCGGCTGGTGCGGTTGCACCTGCTGCTCCTGTTGGTGTTCCTGTTGCTGTGCCTGTTTTTGCTGTGCCTGTTGTTGCCGTGCCTGTTGTCGCCGTGCCTGTTGCCGCAGTGCCTGTTGTTGCTGTGCCTGGTGCCGTCGTGCCTGTTGTTGCTGTGCCAGTTGTTGCTGCACCAGTTGCTCCTGCTGTTGTTGTTGCGGCTTCCATGCCTTCTTTAAATCCAAACAATCCTTTAAACATAGAAACAATTAATGTTGCTAAAAAGGCCGAACCTAACACAATTGTCATATTTCTTGTAAAACTGTATGCTAATCCAGCAATAATGAAAAACATTAGTACAGCACTAAATTCATACATTACAATATGTCTATAAAGTGAAATAAAAGCAATTGCTGATACAATAAATAACGTAATTTGGTTGTTAAAAATTTTATTGCTGAAAATTTTTGCATTAAATAGTTTATTCAATGTTGATGTTAGTATGTTAATATTTTTTTTCATTGTTTATATAATATTACAAAATAATAAATTTAATTAAAATACAAATAAGAATAAATTAAGAATAAATTAAGAATAAATTGCTTTTTGTAATTTACGAATATCATTTTCTAATATTAACATTTTTTCTAATATTTCTTGAGTATCTACTTTTTCTTGAGACTCTAATTTTTGTATTTTTTCTTCTAAATTATTTAAATATTCTAAAAGTTTTAGTAATGCGCTATGTTGCTTTTCTTTTGATTGCAGTTTATATTCTAAGCTAAGTCGCTTTACTTCAAGTAGTTTTTCAAATTCTGTTTTAATAGGCAAGTCAATACATTGTGGATATAGTTCTTTTAACTTAATATATTGATGAATATAAGATTCCTCTTTTTCTATAACCTTTTTCAATAGTACATTAACTAAAATATCTTTAGAGGCAACATTATATCCTAAACTAGTCATTATTATATTATAAATAAGTATATATATATATATATATATATATATATATACTTATTTATAATATAATAATGACTAGTTTAGGATATAATGTTGCCTCTAAAGATATTTTAGTTAATGTACTATTGAAAAAGGTTATAGAAAAAGAGGAATCTTATATTCATCAATATATTAAGTTAAAAGAACTATATCCACAATGTATTGACTTGCCTATTAAAACAGAATTTGAAAAACTACTTGAAGTAAAGCGACTTAGCTTAGAATATAAACTGCAATCAAAAGAAAAGCAACATAGCGCATTACTAAAACTTTTAGAATATTTAAATAATTTAGAAGAAAAAATACAAAAATTAGAGTCTCAAGAAAAAGTAGATACTCAAGAAATATTAGAAAAAATGTTAATATTAGAAAATGATATTCGTAAATTACAAAAAGCAATTTATTCTTAATTTATTCTTAATTTATTCTTATTTGTATTTTAATTAAATTTATTATTTTGTAATATTATATAAACAATGAAAAAAAATATTAACATACTAACATCAACATTGAATAAACTATTTAATGCAAAAATTTTCAGCAATAAAATTTTTAACAACCAAATTACGTTATTTATTGTATCAGCAATTGCTTTTATTTCACTTTATAGACATATTGTAATGTATGAATTTAGTGCTGTACTAATGTTTTTCATTATTGCTGGATTAGCATACAGTTTTACAAGAAATATGACAATTGTGTTAGGTTCGGCCTTTTTAGCAACATTAATTGTTTCTATGTTTAAAGGATTGTTTGGATTTAAAGAAGGCATGGAAGCCGCAACAACAACAGCAGGAGCAACTGGTGCAGCAACAACTGGCACAGCAACAACAGGCACGACGGCACCAGGCACAGCAACAACAGGCACTGCGGCAACAGGCACGGCGACAACAGGCACGGCAACAACAGGCACAGCAAAAACAGGCACAGCAACAGGAACACCAACAGGAGCAGCAGGTGCAACCGCACCAGCCGACACAACAACAGTGTCTGGCTTGGCATCACAGCAATCTGTTCTATCAAGCGCATTAGCAGGACTATCTTCACAATCAGGAACAACAACAACACAAAATTATCAAAATCAAATTCCACTAACTCCTGGACTATATAATATACCAAACAAAGAACAAATGACAAAACAATTAGGTAAAGCAACAGAAGTAGAACAAGCATACGATAATTTAGAAAAAGTGATGGGTTCAAAAAATATTCAAGCAATGTCAAGTGATACAAGAGATTTAATTAGACAACAAAATGACCTAATTAAGCAATTAAAATCTATGACCCCCGCTCTAAATGAAGCAATGAATGCCCTTGGAGGACTTGATTTAAGTAAGCTAACAAATATGTTTAATAAGCGCGAAGTTGACGCGGAATAGAATATATAAAAACCATTTAAAGACACGCTAATTATATACTATACTATTTATAATAATAGTGTCTATAATATTAGTATATATAATATTATTAGTGTCTATAATATTATATACACTAATATTATATATGCTAAGGCAACTACCTAAAATCAGTAATAAGCTAACTGATAAGTTTAATAACAAAATAAAAAGTACTAACTATTATTTTTTAGGTTTTTTATTACTGGTTTGTTATAACTATTATGCTTTATATAATTATTTACTTGATAAAAATTATAACTTAATACTATTTTATTTTGTTTATTTATTTTTATTATATAGTTTTTTTAACCTTTTTAGCTATATTATATTATTTATCACAATTGGCGTTTTTCAATTATTAACTATTGATAAGTACATTAAAAATAGTTCAATTATTGAAAATCACGTATCAGGAAGTGTGCAAAACTATAGACAACAAAACAGAATAGCATATAGTCAACGACGCCAAAGACAAAGACGAAGACAAAGACAAGGACAAAGAGGAGCTTGGAATAATTATCAAGGTTATATTGATGACGAGGAAAATGAATATGGTGAATTAGGAGCTAGAATACAAGAGTCAGCAGAGTCTAGAGCACGTAGAGAAAGGGCTAATGCAGAAGCAGTTACTGAACCGATTCCTGATCTCGCATATGATTATATATTAGCACATTTACCAAATTGTTCTAACGAAGCGATAGCTCTAAAAGCTTTACCACCTATGCCTGTTGCAACTTGAAGATAATAGATGACATGTCATTTAACTTTCAACTAAATTAATTCATTAATTTATCTATATATTTATCTATATATATATAAATAGTATGGCATATAGGCGAAAACAAGGATTATATATTACAAATTCTACATTGCTATTTTTTATAGCATTAGTAGCACTATTATATTTTGTATATTTTTCTTATTTTAAATTTAATATTAACAATACAAACAATACAAACAATACAGCACAACATACTATGTCGGTTTATCCATTAATGACTAACTCATGTAAAATAACAAACGATGTATTGCTAAATCCTTATGATGCTCCATTAAGAGATGAGAGAGTGTATAATAAGAGTTGTTCTAATGTAAATATACCAATAAATATACCTACACAATCTGTTAATTCTAATTATAGACAGCTAGGAATTTTAACACGTATAAATAGAGATGATACAATATTACCATTAATGGGGCGTCCACTAATAGTAAATAGAGATAAATGGAATTATTATACTATGAATGATAAAAATAATATGATAAAACTTCCTATTAGTTTTAAAAATAAAAGTTGTACTTCTGAAACAGGTTGTGATAGCGTATATAATGGTGATACTGTTTATGTAGAAGGATATTCTGACTTATTTAGAGTAACATTATATGATAATGCTACTATGGAATATATTCCATATTTATAAACCTAAATAATATTAACCTAAATAATATAAATCTAAAAATCGGGAGCATTTGTAAAGGCACTTAACACATTTTTCGGCTCATCTAATAGATTATAATTATTTAATTGTTCTAAAGTAATAGATGAAGCAATCGCACATAAAAATACTACTAATCCATCTTTAACAACATTTTTCAATAATAGCTCTTCTTTTGATATATATTTCAAATCTATTATTTTATAAATCATATAAAATATACTGGCAACCAAGGAAGGTATAATAAAATTCATTTATTATAATATACTAAATGAATTTTAATAATATAACGAATTTTAATAGTTAATAGTTTATAGTTTATAGTTAATAGTTTATTAAATTATTTTAATTCTTGAATTTCTAAAGCTAAATCATCTTCTTCACTTATATTAGATTTTAACTCTAATATATCTAAATCTACCTTATTAGGATCGTCGAGAGATTGAATATTTAATTCGCTAGCTATTTTATCATCTTTTAAAGTGTCTATTTTTAATATATAGTTAGAATTTGACTCTGTTTCTGACTCATAATCAGAACTAATAACTGACTGATTGTCAGAGTTAGCTAGACTTTCATTATCGGAGTCTTCTTTTGCTTCTAAATTAGTTGTATTACTTGTTAATTTTGTTTTGCTATTACTTAATGAAGTTGATGAACTAAGCACACTATTTTCGCTAATTTCGCTATTTTCGCTATTTAAATCTTTATTTGCGTTAATAATAGATTTAGTCAAGTTGGCTTTACTCTCTTTTTTCAAAGTTTCTTGTGTTTCGCGCTTAATCTTTTCTAACTCTTTTTTCTCTTTTTCCTTCTTATTTTTTTCAATTGCTTCTTTATCAGGAACAATTTCCTTCTTTTCTTCAATAACAACATCTGTTTCTTGTGTTTCATCTAAATACATTCGCAATATTTGTTCAATAGGAATGCTCTCTCTAATTGTATTCAAAATACATTCTTTTATTAACACTTCTAATTCTCTGTTATTTTTTTGTATTTGTAATGGTTTAATATCTTTTTCAAATAAATAAATATTAACATATACTTTTCTTGCTATATTAATATATGCTTTATGAATAAATTTATTTAAATCTGGTATATCAATGTTTATTTTTTTTTGTTGTAATCCAACACGTGTAGTCGTTAATGATTTTAATCTATTAATATA